CGTCGAGTATTACGTCGGCATCGGTGCCAGTTTCAGCGAAACCACGGTTGAACTACGGTTCCGCACCGCCATGGATTCTGTCGGCGCACAGTTCCCAGCACGCATCTTAACCCGTAGTCTTGTGGGATTGCTTCCCCTTAACTCAGATATTGTGCTGCAATGATCAACACCAACGAGTTCATCGGTCTTCGACGCGCTTGGGGCGCATTTCCAGGCGATGGCTCCGGGACGGTGGATTGCTGTTTACTGGCTGCCGAGATCCATAAACGCCTTGGCTACTACGATTACACGCCCGATATCCTTAAGTATTTTCAAGAGTTTACCGATAGCACGTTTCCGCCCAGCATGATTCCCCGCTGGCTGCTGCAAAACGCAGATCGAATTAAGTCACCTCGTCTTCATGCGATTGTCTTGATGCGAGGCAAAGGCATGGGAGCTTTAGGAACAGTGCTCGAAGGTGGGCAGATGTTATACATCTCTGCTAGAGCAGGTGTTGTTTTGGCGCCTATTGTAAACCAAGCGCAGCACTTTTTCTGGTTACGCAAATGACCCGCAAACTACTGCCTTACGAATACGACCTAATCGAAGCGCTAGGCGTTACGAAGGATGAGTATCTGGATTTTATAGCACAGCAGCATGTCTATAAAGACCCAAAAGAAGGCACGGCGCTTGATGTTCGCAACAGCGAGGCTGTCGTCGCCTTGGTGCTGTCAATCGTCGGCGCCTTGTTCCAAGTGGCGGCAATTCTGCTGGCACCAAAACCCCCCGACGCTGAAGGCACTGCTCAAACCCGCGACCAGCGTATTGGCCGCCGGACGGGGTTCAACGGTACACAGGAACTCGCTAGCTATGGCGATGCGGTGCCGCTGGTCTATACCAACACTAAAACCAACGCATACGGTGGCGTGCGTGTGTCAACGCTGCTGCTGTGGAGCGCTGTGTTGAGCTTCGGCAACCATCAGTTTATGCGGCTGATGATGACGATTGGCGCTTCCAGGATTGGATCTATTGACCCCAAGCGCACCGCCATCGGACAATTCGCGGCACGCGACTTGGTGCTTAGCAACGTATGGCAGTATTTCAACCCCGATGGCCCAACGCGCTACGAAAATCTGCTGCCTGTCGGATCGCTTAATGCAAAAGATCCGACGCAAGATCAACGCAACGACACTACCGCACGAATTGCTTTTGGCGATAAGCTGAGTAGCAGTCAAGGTTTTAGCCAAGCATTTTCACCGACAACCAGCGACAAGGTAGGCGTGACTGGATTTATTCCAGTTAATGCGGAGGTAATGATTTTGACGCCTAGAGGTGACCGCGAGCGCAAATTAGTTGACGTGGAGTTGACAGGACGTGGAAATTTCTGGGGCAACAATCTTAACCGCCCACCTGTGCCGGTGGGGACGGCATTAAGGCTAATCATCGGCGACACCAGTGAAGCGCTTTTGTCGGATGACACCGCCGGCATTGCAGCGCAGGATGCTCAACGCGCTGCATCATCCATCGTGGATGATGGCGCACTGTTCAAGGCTGGTTCAGCCAAATTTCGCGTGCGCGGCGCTAAGTACGACGGCGACGGCAACATTGAAGATTCAAAGCTAACCGTTGATCTTGTATGCATACAAGAAGGCAAGATGCCGCGACTAGAATACAACATTCGCCACTGGCTAGAAACCGGCGAAACGGAGCAACAAAAAATAAATAAAAAGATTGCAGAATTAGATAAAGAAGTGGAAACAAATGAGTCTGAAATTGAAGACAATCAAAAAGCACTAGATAGAGGATATGTATATAAAATGCTTCCTAACGCTGAAAACAAATTGCGGCAAACAAAAGTACTACTAAGTTCCAAAGACCGCGCTCAAATAAAAAAAGAAATTGAAGAGCTTGAAAACAAAAATACCAGATTAAAGGGGCAAATAGAAGACCTCATAGCGGATAGTGCTGTGGTTGCAGTTGCACCTTTTTACACCAAAGGCTTTGCCCGCATCGAAGAGGCTGCTTACGCCAGCGTTACCAAGTGCAACGTGCTGGATCTGGCGCTGCGTTTTCAGGTGTATCGCCGCCTTAGTGGTCGCAGCAATGTCTACGGCAGCAAGCAAAGAGATTACGGACACAGCCCCTCGGACAACGGCGCCAAGGCACGCACTGCCATGTTCGTCGTTTACTACACCTTGAACAGTGGCAAAGAAAACTACATCCCCTACATCTTCTGTTGCCGTGGCTTTAACGAGCAAGATGTATTCACTTATCTAAAGCTGAAAACACCTGACGCCCCTAAACAGTTTGAAGTGCGACTGGAGCCTGTGGTAGATCCCTACACGGAAATCCGCACCTTGGAGATCAAGGGATACTGCTATCTAGACCCTGGCGCCGATGCAAGAACTCTCGACGAAGAGCGAACCGGTAACGATAACCTCACTGTTCATTTCAACGGTGTCCGCCGCGAGCCCAATGACAAAGATTACCCCCCGTTTAACAAAAATCCGCGTGATGTTAGCGAGTTTGACCTGTTCAACTACGACGCCTACTCCACCTCGTCATTCGCGTTTGACAACGGCCCCGAAATCCAAATTACCGCCGTCAACGAACAGGTGCTAGAAGCGTGGGATAGCCCCAAAAACGCCAACTACGACAAGATTTATCGCGGCCTATCCAACTTTGCCTTGCACGTCGTCTCCGGCGCTGGCACGCGAGATCTGCGTAGCGTGAGCGTTTGGGTCAATCAAGGCAAGCTGGTTCGCACGCTAAACGAAGATGGCACCTACACGTCAGACAAACTCAAATCCAGCTCGTTTGCGCCTGAGATCTTTTTAGACACGGTACTGGACAAGGATAACGGCATCGGCGAATATGCCAAGGTCCATGCGGTCGATGTGCAGCAGCTCGGGTTAAGCAAGCGCTTCTGCCGTGTCAACAACCTTTACATGGATGGCGTCATCGCTGACCAACGGTCATGGCGGCAGTTTTGGAGCGAGGTCGCACCGTTCAGTCTGTTGGAACTCGGCAAGATCGGCGGACGTGACACGCTGGTGCCAGCATTGCCGTATAATGAAGATACGGGGCGGATTCGTGATACTGACGCTGTTCCAATCAGCGCCCTATTCAACCAAGGCAATATCCTCGAAGGCAGCCTCAAGGAAGAGTTCATCGACTATGGCGCCAGCACTCAAGATGTGATTGTGACGGTGCTTTACCGCGACGTAGAGCGTAACGGCCTGTTCCCACGCAACAACAGTGTTGAGATCAGGCTGACCAGCACCAAGGAAGGTGATGCCATCCGCGAAACCATCGACGCCTCGCAGTTTGTCACCCGCCGCGACCAAGCGATCAAACTCGGCAAGTTCCTGTGCAACACCCGCCGCCACAGCCGCCGCGCCATCGAGTTTCAGACCTTCCCGACAGACACCTTCGTCATGCCGGGCAGTTTCGTTTACGTCGAAACCAGCAATAACCAATGGGATGGCATCTATACAGGCCGAGTTGAAGCCGGTGGCGCGTTGAATCTGCCGATCGCCAGCACGGTGCCTAACGGCACTTACAACGTGCTGACCTATGGCAGCACCGAAGGCACGCGATCCTTTTCAGGCATCACCGTCAGCAACAACACTGCCACTGCTTTGGCCAGCGTCGAAGGCCAGTTGTTTGTGCTGGGCACCGCAGTCCGCAGCAAGCGGGTGTTCCGCGTTACTGAAGTCAACATGGAGGAAGAAGGCGAAACCACCGTGCGTGGCGTCGAGCACCCTTGTGACATAAATGGCGATTCGCTGATCGCCCAAGGTCTGGACGTTCAAGTTGCGGGCTTGTTTACGATTGACGGCAGTGCGGAGTAGACTACAAGAAATCTACATTGGAGTGCGATAGTGGGTTTTTACACCGGGCGTAGCGGCAAGCTGTTTTTGACGTCAATTCTTACTACTGCACCTACACCAGCCGCAAACCAGTCGGTGCTGAAAATCCGCGACTGGTCCATTGAAACCAGCCTTGAGCTGTTGGAGACCACCACCATCGACACAGCGGTCAAGACTTACACGCCTGGCATGGTGAGCAGCACCGGCTCAGCCACGGTGATGTACTACCGCAGCGAGGCGGGTGATGTCGGCGTGCAGTTCGAGCAACTGCTGAACAAAGTCATGAAGACTTCAACGGCAGGCGTTACCGAATCCGACCGTGTCGGCATGATTCTGCGAGCTGGCGCCCAACCCGGAGCTGGCGTTGACATCAAAGATGACATCGCCTTTAACGCTTATATCACCAACGCCGGCATCACGGTTGGCACGGGTGAGCTGACCAGCGTCTCGCTTTCGTTCACCGTAGATGGGCCGTTTGTGGAACTTGTTGACTCATGACCTACTTTATCGGCAATGTCGGCAATGTACGACTTCGCCGTAACAATCAAGTCGTCTTGACTGGAGAAGTTAAAGACGCCGACGTAACGGTTAGCTTGAACCGCGTCGGCTTTGAAGGATCTGTTGAAAATTTAATAACCGGCGACAAAGTTACTATTAGCACCGAAGATTCACGCGGGCTGCTGTTCTTTACGGTCGGTAGCTGGGTCGATGGTGACGGCGTCGAACAGCGAAGTTTTTCGGCCTATGTCAACGTCAATGCTGCTGGCGGTTTACGCTTCTTTCCATCTTTTGCTGCAGCAGTTAACAACAACCGAGCACAAGAATACCAAGTCAAATCTTTTGCTGGGGCACCACTGCCTATCCAGCTCGTAGTGGGCGACATTACGGCTAACGTCCTCGGCGATGTCAAGAGCTATACCTTCAACACCGACCGCGAGGGACTCGACACCACCACATTAAGCGACAAGTTTAAGCGGATGTACTCCGCCGGGCTAATCAGCGGCGCTGGTTCTATCGACTGTTTCTTCAATAATGTCATTTCAGGCATAAAAGAAACACCGCTATTGATGCTTCAACTCATCAACCGCGTAGATATCGGCAGCGAGTTTGACCTGTTGTTATCAATTACAGATTCAGAAAATGACCCCAGTGCGCTAGACATCTTCTACGAGTTTTCCGCAATGGTGACACGCTCCGGCTTGGAGGTCACCGCTACCGACATCATTTCGTGCAGCATTGATTTCGTGACCACCGGCGAAATCAAACTGCTGGTTGGTCGCCCGTCTGGTTACATCCTGAAGGAAGACGACGACCGCATCAAGCTGAACCAAAACAACCTGGCCTTCCTGCTAACGGAAGTCGAGGATTAAACTGACACTATCACGGTAGCGTTCCATGGCCGACCAGCGTATTACACAGCTCACAAAGCTGGCACAAGCCGACGTAGCGGCCAACGACGTTTTGCCCATCGTAGATGTCGGCAGCAGCATCACCAAGAAAGTCGAAGCCAAGGAGCTGTTCCAGGCTGGCGCGAACCTAGCTGATGCCAGCAGCATTGACCTCAGCAAGCTCAACCAAGCCAGTGCCACCAAGCTGGGCACCACGGCGCTGGCGGATAATGCCATCACCGCCGCCAAGCTAGCCGACGACAGCAGCATTGTTTACGACTCTGTTGCGCCTTCGGTCAATAACTTTGAAGGTCGTGGCTACCTCAATAGCACCAGCAAGTACCTGCAGGTCTGGAACGGCAGCTCGTTCAATCAGGTGGTGGCACCCACGGCTGGCATTGAAGATCTTGCCGTCACTACAGGCAAGTTAGCGGCAAATGCTGTCACCACAGCAAAAGTAGATGCGGCTGGATTGGCCGCTGCAGCACTGGCAACTGATTCCGTCACCACCGCCAAAATTCAAAACCTTGCGGTTACCACCGACAAGCTGGCTGCTTTATCAGTTACGACGGCCAAAATTGCTGCTGATGCCGTCACAGCCGACGAACTGGCCAGCAATGCGGTCGTCACAGCATCCATTGTTGATGCCAATGTTACCGAGGCCAAGCTGGCCACTGGTGCCGTCACCGAAGCCAAGATCGGCACTGCCGCTGTAACCGTCACCAAAGTTGCTGACACCAGCATCACCTACGCCAAACTCAATCTTGCTGATGGCGCAGTCCCAGGCGCGAAGCTGACGGACGCCACCGTCACCAGTGCCAAGCTGGCCGCCAATGCCGTCACCACCAGCGCCATCACAGACCTCAATGTCACCACAGGCAAGCTGGCTGATGGTGCAGTAACGGCGGCAAAGATCACCGATGCAACCATTACCACCGCCAAGATTGCCGCCGGTGGCCTCGCCGAGTCCGCTATTGCCACCAACGCAATCACCACTGGCAAAATCCTTGATGACGCCGTAACAGCAGCCAAGCTGGCAGACGACAGCACCACCATCGTCAATGCGGGCACGCCATCCGGCAGTGGTGCATTTGAAGGCCAGCACTGGTTCGACACCAACACCAGTGTTGCG